TGCAGAAGAATGTATAAATGTATTTCTGAATGCTTTTGCACTTGAACCTATTGTCGTATAACTTGTTGTTGCAGCTCCTGTAACACCCAATGTTCCACCAACTGTTTGGTTACCACTAACTGCTAAACCACTTAATGTACCAACACTTGTAATTGCAGTCTGAGCTGCACCTGTTACTGTAGCTGCACTTCCAGAAGTGTTTCCTGTGACATTACCTTCTAAGTTTGCAACCAATGTTCCAGTAGTAACAGTTAAACCACCAGTTGACGAACCTGTTGCAGTAGTTGTTCCCATAACAAACTTATCTGCACTTTCATCCCAACCCATAAATGCATTGTTACCTGTTGAACCCCTTTCAAGTATAAGACCTAAGTCATTACTGTTTGAACCAGTATTACCAGAACCAAGTTCTATTAATGCATCTTCAATTGTTGTGTTTGTTGAACTATTTGTTACAGATGAACCATTAACTGTTAGGTTACCAGTAATTACAACATTACCACCAGCAGTTATATCTGTTGCAGCTATATCTGCAAAGGTTACATCTGAGGTTGTTGCAACATCCTGTCCAATACTAATTGCAGGCTCCCATCCTTCACCAGCACTACCTGTTACAGTAACACCAGTTCCACCAGTAACATTGTCAACATAGTTACCAGTTGTTCCAGAACCTAAAGCAACATCTGCTACTACAAAATTAACTTTTGCAGATGCATCGTCATAAGTAACTGCAATACCTGTTTCTGTATTACCAGTAAACATTCCACCAACTGTGTCTTGAGCTGCTTCATTAAAGTCTGAAACTGCACCACTTGTAATACTAATGTCTACATTAGATGCACTTGTTACTCTACCTTTTGAATCTACTGCTACTTGAGCAACACTGTCTGCATCACCATAAGTTGCAGCTGATACACCAGAGTTTGCAAGTGTGATTGGTAATGCAACATTACCTGTTCCATCAAATGACTGTGCTGAATCTGTAGTTGCATCTCCACTTACTGTAAAGTTTCTTGAAGTTGCAAGTGCAGTTGCAGTTGCAGAGTTTCCTGTTGAACTTCCAGCACTACCACTTACATTACCTGTAATGTTTGCAACTAGAGTTGCAACACCATATCCTGTTGCAGTTGTATCTACTGTTGTTGAAGGAACTGTTTGTGTGTCTGCAAATAATCTGAATGTATTATCTGTTGATGCATCAAAAAATATACCACCATATTTGGTTGTTCCACCTTCTACATATTTACCATAAAAACCAAAGTCTGTTGCATTTCCTGTATTTGCATTTGACAAACCTGTAAAGTTTGAATCTGAAACTGTAGCACCTGTTTGAGTTGTTGTTCCACTAACTACCAAGTTACCACTAACTGTTAAATCATTTGATACTGTTACATCACTTGGTAATCCTACTGTTACTGTTCCAGAAGATTCTCCAACTTCTACTTCATTCGAAGTTCCAGAGAATGTAAGTGTATTTCCTAATGCAATTGCAGTAGAAGCTGAACCATCGGTTACTGTAAAACTAGAGTTTGCAAGATTACTATTTGAAATTGAACCTGCTAACATACTGTTTTCTACAGTTCCAGCACCTATTGTCAATGCAATACTAGTGCTACCTAGGTTTGTCATAACTCCAGAACCAGTTACATCTCCTGTGTAAGATAATGTTGGGTCATTAACATTAAAGTCTAAAGTGCCATCTGAGTCTTCATAGGTAACTGAGATACCACTTTCTGTATTAGATGATACCATTCCACCAACGACATCTTGAACTCTTTCTGTAGTATGGTAGAGATTGCTTGAACCTTCGGATAAGTTGTCTGTGTCAAATCCAGAAATACTTGTTACTAAATCAATAGTTCCATCACTATCTTCATAAGTTGCAGTAATACCTGTTTCTGTATTTGAACTGAACATTGCTCCTACAGTGTCTTGAATTACTTCTGATAGGTCTATATTTGCAGAACCATCGAATGAAACACCATGAATTGTTCTTGCATTCGCCAATGCAGTTGCAGTTGCAGCGTTTCCTGTTGTATCTTGGTTAAGTGTTGCAACTGTAAAATCTAAAGTACCATCTGCATCATCATATGCAACTGTAATACCACTTTCGGTATTAGATGTTACCATTGCACCTACGATATCTTCTACAGACTCAGTAAGGTCTGTAATAGTTGATGCAGTTGTGCTTACTACTAAATCGATTGTACCATCTGAATCTTGATATGTTGCACCAACACCTGTTTCAGTATTACCAGAGAACATTGCACCAACAATGTCTTGAATTCTTTCTGCATTTAGTGTAACATCACCAGTTGATACAGTAAAGTCTGTTCCATCAAATGTTGCAACACCAGCATTTGTTTCTGTTGCAAGTTCAGCTGCTATTGTAGCAGTTGACCCTTCACTTGCTGTATGAGTTATATCAATACCTTGACCAGCAGATAACTCTCTTAAAAAGTTACCAGTTGTATCTGTTCCTAATACAACTGAATCAGCTTGAATAGTTGAATTAATAGATATGTTTCCAGTTCCATCAAATGATGCAGAACCAACTACATCTCCTGCTATTGCAATTGTTCTTGCAGATGCAAGTGCTGTTGCTGTATCAGCATTACCTTCTAAGTCTGCAATTAATTTACCTGTTGAATGTCCTGTTCCACTTGTATTAACTGTGGTTGTAGGTTCTGATTGGTTTCCATGAAATAATCTAAACTTACTTGATTCAGATGCATCCCATAGTAAACCAGCATATTTTGTGGTTGAACCTTCAACATATTGACCATACAAACCGAAGTCGGTTGCATTTGCAGCGTTATCTTTTGCAACTTTTACTGAACCATCTGCCACTTCTAAAGTAGTAGATGATACTGTTGTTGTACTTCCTTGTACTGTAAGGTTACCAGATAAAGTTAAATTGGCTGCACCAACATCTCCTGTTACTGTTAAATCGTTTCCTATTGTTACATCATCTGGCAATGCAAGAGTTACACTTGCACTTTCTGAACCAGAGCCAGATACAGTAATTTCATTTGCTGTTCCTGTAATATCTTGTACATAGTTTCCTGTTGTGTCTGTTCCTAATGCAACACTGTTAGCTGCAATTGTTGTAGATATAGATGTATTTCCTAGGTCTGTCATTGTTGCAGAACCAGTTACATCTCCTGTCAAGGAAATGGTAGGGTCATTGACATTAAAGTCTAGAGTACCATCTGAGTCGTCATAGGTCACTCCTATACCACTTTCTGTGTTAGATGATACCATTGCACCAACTACATCTTGAACTCTCTCAGTGGTGTGATATTGGTTTGTTCCTTCTGGTAAAAAAGTTGTGTTTGGAGTTGCACCTATTATTACAGATGCACCCATTCCACTATGGTTTGCACAATAGTAATAATGTGGATTCATTGCATCCATTTCAAAACATACTTCTACATATGCACCAGCTGAACCTGCTGTTCCTACTTTATTATAGATAGTATATCCAGCTGACATTTCAGAACCACTGTTATGTGTTCCATCACTGGTTGTAGAGAATCTTAAAGGATGGTTTGAGTTTGTATTATCTGACTGGTCAAATCTGTAAACAACATTGGGAGAAAGTTTTGCTGTTTGTTGTGACCCACCATCTAATAAAAACTTACCACCATTTACTGTAACTACAACTTTATGGTAGTATGGTGCTGATGTATTGTTTAATTGTTGTTCTACTGCAAGGTCAATAGTTCCATCACTATCTTCATAACCTACAGTTATATTAGTTTCAGTGTTAGAACTAAACATAGCTCCCACTGTATCTTGAATGAATTCTGCACCTACTGTTGCACTAAATGTACCAGATGAATCATCATATGAAAATGATATACCTGTATGTGTTCCAGCACCGAACAGACTTGAAATCTGGTCTTGTATCGCTTCAACTGCACCAGTAGAGTCTAGTTCTCCAGATGCATTTAAAAGGTCTGCAAGATATCTTGCTTTTGTTGGCATTTTAAAGTTTCTCCCTAATTAAATCCTTTATAGTTATTTATCTTATTCATCTATTTCAATGAAACTTTCACCTGTGATTTCTTCTAATTTTCGAATCATCTTTTCCATATTGACTTTAAATCTTTTTCCTGTTATACTATTCTCAGAATAATATGTCCATTCACCCTCAGCATTGTGAGGAGATATTTGTGTGACATTACCTGCCTCATCTCTTACAAATAATTCTGCACTACTCGATACATCCTTTGCATATATGGCTGCACGATTTGTGACTCCAGATGGGTCGGATGCAAGTACTTCCATATGCATTGGCCCAATAATACCATTACCATTAGTGTTTAAGTCACCACCTAAGAATGGTGCAGTATCCAGAAATAAGTTTACTTCTGGTGTTTCAAATCCATATTCAATGACATCTATAACATAGTTTGGGTCTGTAAGTGCATCAACAAATGTAATTTCTGAACCACTACCAGAACTCCATTGTCCTTTTTTAACTAAGATACCATTCACAAATACCTCTGAATATTTGGGAATGACACTTAATGTATTTCCATTTGCATCACTTCCACTTATACTTGAAGTAGAAGATGCAGTAATGTCATATTGATTTCTAAAAAATGGTGCAGAACCATCATAAGATTTTATAATTACAGTATCACTAACCTGTAGTCCAGCATTAAATGTTATTGTGGTTGTATTTGTTTCTGTATAGTCTGTAGATGTTCTATTATCCATAAGAACACCATTTAAGAATACTAAGACTTGGCCTGGCGTATATGCTAAGGTATTACCATTTTCATCTGCACCAGATATAACAGTTTGTCCTGCTGTTGCAGTATATTCATAAACAGAGATTGCTGTAAGCTTTGCACCAGAACTCCCACCTAAAGATATTATCTCTAAGTAGTCAGATGATTTTGCACCATCATCTAATACTATTGATGTTCCATTACTTGCAGTATAATCATCTGGGTCTAAGAATACACCATTTAAAAATACAAGTATTTGTCCAGCAGTATATGATAAACTTTCATTGTTTACATCGGTGCCTGAAAATGTTGTTTGGTTTGCACTTGCATTATAAAGGTAATGTTTCATTACAGTAAAATCAGATGTTTCTGCACCTACCTCAACGATAGATTCAGTTCCACCTACACTTTTCTTAATGTATGCCTTACCATCATAGGTGTTCAATGCCAATTCACCTAACGCTAAGTCAGATGTACTTGGAATAGCACCAGCAGTAGCAGACCTTTTTAATTGGACTGTCTGTGTCATATGTCACTCACTTTGTCATTAGGGTATATACCCTGTAATACTCTGTTATATAACAGATTCTTTTTCTAAAATTGCACTCCATGTAGAAGTGTCTACAGTATATTTGATTCTAATCTGGTCATCTGCATAACCAAGTCCCAAATAATTTAAAACATCGTTTGGAACATTTTTAATAGTTCTCTCAACTAATTTATTATTAGATTCCCACCAACCATTTGTTGGTGTCTCACCATCAACTCTGAATCCTAATTGTAATTCTCTACCACCCTCAGAATTATCTAATTTGAGTTTAGCAGTCATGTTTCCATTATCACTAATAAAAACTTTACCATCTATAGGTAAATAAAGTTGTTGCATTACATTATCTGGAATTTGTATATCAATTGTTCTATCGACAACAAAACCATCTACTCCAGAATTATCAGAATTCCATACTTTTCCATAACTCATAATATATTCCTTTTTTTAAAAGACATCCGATGTCATGTTATTAATAACTACCACCATCTATTGCGGTAATTGAAACTGCACCAGATGATACTGTAAATTCACTTGCATTAAAAGATGCAATACCTTTGTTAGTTGCAGTAGCATCTTCAGCTGATAAAGTTATACTACCAGCACCATTTGTAACATCTAAACCTTCTCCAGCAGTTAATGTTCCTAATTGCATGTCACCATTACCTGTGTGACCCATTAGAATCTGACCATTGGTTGGTGCAGAACCATCTACACTTGTAATTGAACCAGCAAGGTCTAGTGAACCAATATCTAAACTACCTTTTGTACCAGATATAATTGAACTTGAATCAGTTGCTTCTGGAACAAAGGTAAATTTACCTGTACTATCATCAAATCCGAAGAACCCTAATTTTGCAGATGAACCATCGTGCCATCTGAATTCCATACCTCTATCTTTGTTATCGTCTGAGCCTGGAGCAGAATCTCCACCTACGACAAAGATTGGGTCATCAACTGTGACTGTTGTACTGTTTACAGTTGTTGTAGTTCCATTGATAGTTAAATTACCATCTACTGTAAGGTTGTTACCTATAGTTACATTATCTGGTAATGCAATTTGAATTTGTTGTGAACTTGCAGTTGTTACAATCTCGTTTGCAGTACCAATAATTGATAATGATTGTGAATCTAAATCGATTGCACCTGTTCCACTGTCACCAGCAGTATCTAAATCTTGAGCAGTTATATTTGTATCTACATAATCTTTAACTGCAGCTGATGTTGGAACTGTTGTGTCATTATCGTTTGAACCAATTCCTTCACTTTCTATTACTAAGAAAGAATCGTTTAAACTTACTGCACCACTTGCTACAGTAAATTGTGAACTGTTAAATGATGCAAGACCTTTATTTGATGTACTTGCATCTTCCCCAGCTATTGTAATTGTATTGTCTGATACTGTTGTATCAATACCTTCACCACCTGTGAAAGTTAAAGTCTCACCAGTTGAGAATGAATCGTTTGACCCACTATCTGCAGCTAATGATAAACTTGATACTACTGTTGCAAATTCTAACTGACCAGAACCATTTGTTCGAATGAACTGTCCAGAAGAACCATCACCATCTGGTAATGTAAATGTAGTATCACTTGTTACTGCATTTGGTGATTTAAGTGCAACAAAATTTGTTCCATTGTCACTATCTTCGTATAGTTTTAAACTACCACCAGTTGAACTTCCATTCCCTACTTTGAAGTCGGCTGGTGTAGGTGTTGTTCCATCTAAAATATCTGTATAGTATTTACCACCTAATTTCTGTATTACTGCACTACCACCACTATCTTGGGACTCTACATATAAGATTGCACCACTTCCACTATTGGAAGCATCCATTGAATATGCTAATTCACCTTGAGCTAAGTCAGATGCAGTAGGGGCAGAAACACCTGTGCTTCTTTTAATCTGAATTACTGTTGACATTATTTTCTCCTAATTATATCCTTTAGTATTAGTAAGTTCCACCATCTATTGAATTAGATGATTCAAACTTTCCTGTACTTGCATCAAATATAAGGGTCGTTCCACTTTGCAATGATTCAGTAGTTGTATCTACATTTGCAAGTTCGTTTAATTCTATTGAACTTGCATCTACTTGTCCTATTGCAACCTGTTTCACCTGTTTATTCTGAGGATTAGCAACCTTTAATGAAATATTAGGTTGTTGAGTCACTTTTACTTGCGTAGTCATAATTAACTCCTAGAAACACTTGGTGTCATAATCAATTGACCTTCCATCAATCTTGTTTTACCTCCGCTTGAATCTGTCTGTAATACATCATAAACATATCTACCAGATTCAATTGCAGCGGTTTGTACATCGGTAAGACTTAATGTTAAGTTCCCACCAACTCCATCGTGTGTGGCAGTAAATGTTCCCTTGACTGTAGAAGAACCATGACTTTTTCTTATTTGTGCAAGAAAACTTGAACCTGTCAAGTTCAATGCAGAATTTGTTGAATCAGTCAATGCCACAGAGATAGAAAAGTCTATACCTTGGTCTACGAATAAATTACTGATACTTGCCATATAAAATACTACCTTTTGATGTTATCTTAGTAGTATTTATGCAATTTAGGACTTTGAACTTTGGATTTCTTTTTTAAGTAATTGCTTGATATTTTACTGTTGGAGTTTTTTGTTCTTCAATTGTACTGTAAATTGAATGTTTGTGGTCATTCATAGCAGTAGAGCCTACTGCTCCTTCAAACCACCCCAAAATAGCATCTTTTTCGCTTGTAGATAAAGATGATATATCTGAAAATACTGTATAATCTGCAACTGCTTTAAATTTTAAATTGAAAGCACATGGTATAGCAAAATTTGCTGTATATGTATTTTCTCCCACAGTTTCAGTTCCAGTGTAATTTACTACAATTTCATAAATTGCATTTGTTACACTTCCATCAGTTGCCTGATGAGTAGGGTGATAACTAACCCCTATTAATTCTTTTGTATAAGTTATTGCCATAATTTTTTCTCCTATGTAACTAATTCGTGAAACCCATACTCTGAAGGCTTAACATCTGTTCCACCATAAGCATGAGTATAAGTTTGGGAAACTCCTGTTCCCTGTCTGTAAGCTACTCCACTACCCCCTCTAAGGTCTTCACTATTTCCTATTCTTCCAAAAGCAGTATACCCGCTAAAATTTACTTGAGAATCATTATCAGAACCAGCATGAGATGCAGCTAAACCAATAAATGTTCTATTTGTAGCAGTAGTTCTTGTAACACTTACAGTATTTAGTGAAGAAGTTGCACTAGAGACATTTTGAGCTAAACTTGTTACACCTGAAAATCCTGCTCCAGCAATAGTATTATAGTTTCCATTATATCCAATCGAAGTTGTGCCAGGGTTTAATTTAAAAAAACCTTGTGAGCGTTCATAATAGCCTGGAAACTGTTGACCTAAGTTGTTAGGCTGTATTAAGATAGGACTTCCAGATAAAGAAATGTCATATTGACTACCTGTTCCCCTTGAATCTTGTGCTAATCCAATAAATGCATTTGACCCTGTAGGAGCAGTTATTGAAATTGTTGTACTTGAAGCACTATAATTACCATTGGTAACAAAGCCTTCAAAATTATCAGCTGATTTACCATAAAAATTAGAGAGAGATATAGTGCCTGAAGATACGCCTGCAAGATTTCTTAAAGCAGTTTCGTTTAAAGAAGATGTAGCTGTTGCACTTCTACTTAGTTCTAAATTAATAGACCTATTAGTTGTTGTGCCACCTATTGATATGGAGCCTGAACTAACTAGTGGCATTATCTAACCTCTCTTTTAATTCTTTGATTGCTTCTATGAGATAACCAACAACATTGCCATAAGCTATAGACTTGTATTCTCCATCATGTACTAACTCGGGCGCAATCTTTTCAAGCTCTTGTGCAATAATACCACTTGATAATTTATCGTCTTTAGTAAATGTAACACCTCGCATTTGTGATACTTTGTCTAAAGCATTGTCTATTGTTAAAATATTATCTTTTAATCTTTCATCAGAGTAAGCTGTGATGTTTCCTGTAGCAGTAAAATTACCACTTAAATTATTTCCATTGTTAGATAAATTTGATAATCCATTAGAAGTTATATATCCCGCTCCATTTGTAAGCTGATTATTGTTTGTTGGTATAGTTGGTAGTCCAGATAATGATGAATATGCACCATTAAATGATGATGTACCAGCACCTATTAAATTTCTTACTTCACTTGCTGATATTCCAGAGTTCAGAGATGGTGTTGAACCATTACTTGTAATTGCTGGAGTTTGTGTAACCGATGTTGAAAAGTCTAATGTTCCATCTGAGTCATCATAGGTAACTGTAATACCACTTTCACTGTTTGAGGTTACCATTGCACCTACAGTGTCTTCAATAAATTCTTCTAGTATTGATACTGCACCAGATGATACACTAAAATGATTTGAATTAAAGGATGCAATACCTTTATTAGTTGCAGTAGCATTTTCACCAGCTACTGTTACAGTTGAACCAGATATAGAAGTATCCATACCTTCACCACCAGCAAAAGTCATTGTTGTTCCTTCAACTACTGATTTAGTTGTTCCACTATCAGCTGCTTGACTCCAACCAGAATATGTATCAACTGCATTTGTACTTGCAGCTGTTATCCTACCAAATGCATCAATTGTTAAAGCTGGGATTGCACTTGCAGAACCATATGTTCCAGCACTTACACCACTATTTGCAAGTCCTAGTGTAACTGAATTTGTTTCTCCAGCATCGTTTGATTCTGATGCAGTAAGTTCTCCAGAGTCTACATTGATATCTGAAACATATGCACCAGTAGTGTCTGTTCCTAATGCAACTGAATTAGCTGCAATTGTAGTTGCAAAAGATACATTACCTAAGTTTGTGACTGTTCCAGCACCTGTGACATCCCCTGTCAAAGTAATTGAAAAGTCATCTACATCAACATCTAATGTTCCATCTGAGTCATCATAAGTTACACTTAGTCCATTCTCAGTGTTACTTGAGAACATTGCACCAACAATATCTTCAACTTCTTCTTGAGTCTTACCAGAAGATGAGATGGTTAATGTTCCAGCTGAATCGTCATATGATAATGACATGTTAGTTCCAGCTTGTAATAATGACCCAACTCTATCATCTACTCTTTCATCGGTGTAGAATAAGTTTGTATTTTCTGTTAAGTTTGATGTATTAACAACTCCTGTGACATCTGCTGTTGTTAATGTGACTGCACCTGTTCTACCAAATACACTTGTTACTGGAGCTGATGCTTGACTAAATGAAACAACACCTGTTGAATTATTATATGAGATATCTCCACTTGCACTTATAGCTCCTCTAACTGCAGCTTGTAATCCTTGAATATCACCTATTGCAATATCTCCACCTGCTTTTTGCAGTTTCATTCCACTTCTTAAACTTAAGTTAGCATTGACATCAACTTTGTTTGAAGAACCACCAGCATTTAAAAATATATCTGAACCATCTGATTCTAGCTGTATACCAATTCCACTTGAAGGTGCTGTAACAATACCAGTTGCATCTGAGTTAATAACAACTCCACCTGTAGTATCGTGATTGTAAATAGAACCAGCACCAGTCTTAGTCCATTGTGTTACTGCACCTTGAGTTGCACCAGCAACACCTTCGTATGAACCAGTGAAGGATGTAATTCTTATAATGTCTGAGTTTGCAGCTGATGATGCAAGAGTAATACTTGAACCATTTGTTGCAGAATAATCTGTACCACTTCTAAGTAACACACCATTTTTAAATACTAATAATCTAGTAACTGAATATTTTAATGTGTTTCCAAAGTTATCTGTTCCACTAAATGTTCTATTTGAACTTGAACCATCTGAACCATCGAATTCAAAATCTTGAAAAAAGAAATATTGGTCAATAATACTATTGATAGAATCTACTAAAGAACCTTTTTGACTGGTTCTTAATGAACCTAATCCACCAACCTCGTCTACGAGACTGTTATATGATTGTCTAAACTCTTCTAAAGTTTGATTGTTACTTACATTCTTCGCCATTGCATTTTTCCAAAACTTGTGTCATCATTAATTTTAACTCTGACATTTCTATTTTTAATTGTTCTATTTCCCCATTCTTTGCTTTTATAATTGTTTGTCTTTTTTTATACAAAGTATATGCATCTCTGTCAGTATTTATAACTGCCTGAGTATATTCATCTTTTATAAGATGGTCTTTTCCTTTAATCTTAGGCAAGTGCTAAACTCCTAAATGCTCTTAAAGCACATGGTTGTGTTGTATCTTTACTCTTCATTACAACTTTAACTGCAAAACCTAAAAACTCTTCTAAGTTGTTTGCATCATATTCGTATGACCTAAACTTACTTGAATCTGCATCTGGAACATTGTCTGTTCCAAATTCTGTCCAACCTAATTCTTCTGTTGGTAATGTATTATCTGCTTTAAGTAATTTGAAATAAGTTTTAATTTCACCTAATGCAGTTCCAGCTGGTTTAAATCCATCAAAGATAACTTTTAATTGTGTTGCTGGATTTTCTAATTGTATTAATCTTGTACAATAGATTGCAGCGTTGTTATCTCCATCTGGTTCTGTTGGTGAAACAAAACTTGTATTAGCTGCAAGGTCACCAGAAGAACTTACTGAATTAATTCTGTTCATAATAGTATTTGCACCTACAGAACCTACATCAACAATTGGTGATACAAAATCAGAAGTTGTTGTCATATCAAGTTCTAATTTAAATGATTTTGCAGAACCCATTTCATTTGTTTCATTAATAGGTGATGCAACTATACCAGATGTAGTCATAAAGTTATTATCATTTAAGACAATTGATATACTACTATTTGCTAATGAATAACTGTTTGCTGTTCCCTGTGGTTGATTTGTACTTGTCTTAAATAAATTAGAACCTAAGCTAGTTTTAGGATATATTACATTTGGAACTAAAGTATGAACTACATCGTAATACATATTTTCTGTTGCAGTCATATTAACTCCACCACCAGAAACATTATCAGTTGCTCCAACATGACTTCCTAAAGTTACATCAATTTCATAAGTATCTAAATCAAATGATTTTATTGCAGTATGGGTTGTATTAATTTTACTAATAGGTATTCCACCTAATGTATCTTCAACTGAACCTACAGTGATTGTTGCAAAGGTTGTTGCACCAGAACCACCGACTGCACTTTGTGGAATTGTAATTGTTTCTGCAGCTGCAAAGTTAAAGCCTGGATTATTAATTGTAATAGCACTAATACTTGTATTTGTATCAAGAGTAATATTAAATGTTGCACTAGAACCATTTCCACTTGCAGTTCCAGATACACCTGTATATGAACCAGTCGCCCCTGTTCCACTTACATTTGAAGTAACAGTTAAAATACCATTATCTTTATCTCCTTCAACACCAGCAAGTGTAACATTAGAATCTAAATCATACATACCATGTGATTGATGAGATACCTTTATTCTGTCTGAGTCAGTGCTTCCAATAACTGTAATTGCATTTGGTTTTAATTTTTTTACTGGAAGGTCTTTATTTTCAAGAACAACTTTACCAGATGTTGAACTAAATTTACATCTATTAATATTAAATTTTAAATCTTGTAATTGTTCTGGACTCCAAGTTGAACTGTTTTGTGATTTAAATAATACACCAGCATATGGTTGTCTATCAATTGGTTCTTTTGTATGAACATCGAAATCACCCATCTGACCAACCCATGCTAAGTAAGCATTTGAGTTTGACTCAAGAACAAAACAATATTCTGTTTGTGGGTTTAAGTAAACTGGTGATGGAAAAGTAAATTTAGTTGCTGTTTGAGCATTTGCACTTGTAGTAATCTCATTTGGATATAAAGTTTTTTCTGCAAAAGGTAATACTTTCTGAGTTGGTGAACCATTTAACATTTGTCTAATGGAACATGTGACTGGTAATCCACCACCATCTTTTGCACTAAAGAACACTTCAATTGAATTTACAAATACACCTTCTTCTTTTTCTATTAAGAATGATTGTGCAAGTGGGTCAACCCATCTAGTTTCTAAACTCTGTGTAACAATTTGATTTGCTCTAGACTCGTTTACTGTTTCATTAACTACTCTACCATTTCTTGTAGAGATAACTTCTGTCTGTGTAGAAGTCAATGAACCATTTGCCATGAAGTTTGTAAATGCAGATGTAGTTGATAATGCACTGTCTACAGTTGCAGTATCAGTAACTTTAAGAGTTCTAATACCTGTTTCAAATCTTAAGGTATCATCATTTGGTACAGTAAAGACTGCACTTAGTTTACCTTGGTTATCTGTTTTTAATTGTGTTCCTTTTGAAGTTCCACCACTTACACCATAAGTTGCAGATGATGGAGTGCAATGTGCATTAACTTGTATGTTGTCAAAGAATACATTTAATGCAGTATTTGGTTTTAACAATTCACCAGATATTGTAATATCAATGGTTCTCATGAAATTAATTGCAGACACACCAACGACTCTATCGTTTCTTGTTGTTGATATATCTTCTACAACATTAGTTAGAATACCACTTCTTCCTTCTCTAGTTGGAATAGTTCTAGTCACTGTAGTATTGACAGCAAATCTTCCTCTTCGTCTCCTTCTAAGTCTTCTTCTTCTAAATCTTCTACCTCTAAGTAATTCGAACTCTTCTGGTTCGTCACCTAAATTATTATTCTCAAGAAAGTTTCCTACTCTTCGTGTTACATTTGGAACACCTGCCCATGTTTGTTGCCAGTCATTCCATACTGTCCCAACTTCAACTCCAGCTAATACTGCATCAAAGTTACCTTCTTGAGAAGTAGTAATACTTGGAAGTACTTCCATGTCATGCCAAACATCTTTATCTGGACTTAGTTCCATTCTTCCTACAAAGTTTGCAACATCGTATGGGTTAACATTAACTTGTTGTGATGCTTTATTAGAAGTAATATGTGCTTCTTCGGTAAATGGTAATGTTATTATATCACCACTTTTTGTAACATTAGATGATATCCCATTATTAAATTGCATATCAAAATAATTTGTTCTATGTGTTGGTCTTGCAATACCTTCTGCTTGGTCTACTGCAATACCATAGTCTGGATGGAATACATCTCCAACTCCATGACCTTTAAATGGGTCGACAACAAAACCAGATTTGAATTTATCAAATCCTTCGTCATCTAAAACTTGTAATGTTTCTGTTTTTTCTTCCAACATAGAAAGTGATACTGCTGTTTCTAATTGTGTTAGTCTTCGTTGTATACCATCTATATCTCTCATAGTATATCGTCTATGTTGTACTAATTGTGTTTCTATTTCTCCTACATCTGGAGTAAATGCTGGTATGAATATTTCTGCAACTTCAATTGCATTGTCAACCTTTGCACCTTTCTTAGGTGCATCGGAAGGTTCACCTGTTACTACAACAAACTCACCTAATGCTGTCAAGAACAATCTATCAAGTCTTGCAAGATAGTGTTCATAGTCTACTGTAATGTTTGAACCAATCTTTGCAAGGTCTGGGTTGAAAGAACCATTTCCTTCAAATGCAGACGAACTGTATGACATTGGTAAAGCACTAATTCCAGAAATATCATTTGTTGCACTTATATCAGCTGATGGTTGTGTAGTTAATAATCTAGCTACAACTGGTCTATAGTCAATAGAATCTGCAAGATGGAATTCACCATCTGCATCAAAAGATGCACTTGGGTCAAATCTATCTGCAACATAACTTGGTATTTCAGCAAATCCAAGAGTACCATATGAGTTACCAGTAAATACATTACCACCACCAGAATGAGTAAAGAAGTCAACAATAATCATTAATGGATTTGTTGGTGCTGGAGCTCCTGTTTTTCTTGTTATTTTAGAGATGTCATAAAAACTATCTCTTTGACCATCATCAAATACAAAGTTATCTGTAATTTCTTTTGAACCATTTGATAAATTACTAATTGTTCCAGCTTTTGCAACTCCATCTGTAAAGGTTATTCCTTCACCTTCTTGAAATTTACCAGAACCATCTTTGTAGTAAAAGAAACAAGTATTAGAATCATTTTCAATTAAAATACCTCTTGCATTGGAGACATCACCAACAACTTCTACACCACCTGTAGATAATGCATTACTTCCAGCATCTGCTGTATATGTAAATGATGGTGGAACTGGAGCTGTTGATGCAGTTGCACCACCAGATGATACTGCGTTACCACCTTCGAATACTCCTCTTACTTTAAATACATCTGCAACACCTAATGTAATGTCTTGGTGTTGATATGATGTTCCATAATTTGCAGTTGAGTTTGCAGTATTAACATTTAATACTGCACCTTTAATTAAAGTTTTAGATGATTCTGATACTGAACCTCTTTGCACTGTTACAATAACTTTGCAATTTGTACTATTAACACCTACATCAATCGCTACTGAACCACTGTTTGAACCATTACTGATTGTTACATTGCTAGATGTTAAAGATATTTTTGCACCATTATCACTTCTAGATGCATGATAATCATCTTCATTAAATGCAACAAATGTTCCATCGGATGATGTTACTGTGCATATTCCTGTTCCACTTGATTGTACTATTACTTCTCTTCTTACTACTTCTGTTTCAATCGAAATATCTTTTATACCAGAGTTAGGTAACCCAGATATTGCAACTGTTTGGTCTGGTTTGTAGAATTTTGCTCTTTGTCTTACGATTGCACCACTAATAACATCTGATGTTGTTCCAGCAATATCTGTGACAACTACTGTATCGTTGTCTGTTACTGACACTACAGATGTAGTTGCACCATTTGGAAGCAGTAAGTTATCACCTTCGACAAGTTCATTGGTAAATACAGATGCAATACCTGTTATTGTATCATTACTTGAATCACCATCTACTGTAACTGTTCCACTTCCTGTTAATGTAAAGTTGTCTTCTAATAAGACATCTCCACCAAATTCTTGGAACACACCTGTTCCTCTATCTTGATGTACTCTTCTTATTCTTCCTATATCAAATGTTCTTATTGCACTGATTGCTACACCACCAGATGAGTTCTGGTGTTTTCTTAATGTATCACTTGTATTAAATGTTCCTACAACACTGTGTAGTAAAACTGTTGTTCCACTTGAAACTGCTTCTGCAACAATACCTGTTGCACCAGATACAGTTCCTTTTACTTTCATTCCTTTTGATAAAGATACCGATGCAGTTGTTAATTTAGTAAACATTTGCACATCAAATAAATGTAATGCATCACTTGATGAATCAAACTGTTCGAATGCTCTTACTCTTGCAAAACCTATTTTACTTCCACCACCATCGTCACTTGCAACTGAACCTTTTGCAGTGTCCATAAGTGTAACTGTTGAAAATGCACTTAAGTCTCCAGCATCACTAATATCTGGTAGACCATATACATTATTAATTTTTAAAAAGTTTCCTATTCTAAATGCAGATGCAACATTATCTTTTGATGCAGTTGTTCTTGCTTTATCAAATGTTAAGAATGAAGGTGTCTGTTTGTCTACTTCAAAACCTCTTACATAAGATTTACCAGCAGATACTACTGAAATAAATTTAGAATCATCTCCAGCTGGAGTTGATGTTGAAGTGTATACACCATTGTTTGATAAGTCATTTAAGTGTTCTCTAAATGCAAGAGTAAAGGGTTCTAAAGTATAATCACCAGACTCATCAAATGTTCTTCGTGCAAGTGTTTCTTGTATTCTGTTATATTCTGTTATTTCTTGTTTTCTAACTACTTCACCAGCAGCCAATCTCATTAGTTCAATAAAGTCTGTTGAGTCTGTTGCAGTTAAAGATTTCTTTGCAAGAGTTAATGTTAAAGTAAGTCTATCAGCTCCAGGCGCATTTTCGTTTGATGACCCCTGTGCATTATCTAACAGACTTGAATCTTCTGTGTAAGATGTAAGTGTTTCTGCAATATCTACACCAACCTTGTAGGATGGAGTATTAGAATATTTTTCTAGTATAATTGTTTGTGCAGGCACCTTGACAAACATACCTCGTGTGTATATAATACCTTCGGATATACTTGCAGACGAACCTACCATTGACCCTACATTTGTAGAACCTGCTATTGAAAAAACTTTAAATTGATTATTAGAACCAGCAGATGTATAACCACCAAGACCATCATTATCCTGTGTTACTTCATCTAATGTTTCACCATCTTGGAATTCTGTATAAAATGTAGAACCAGAGTTACCTGTTGCTTGATATTTAACATGAAGTGTTAATGGGTCATCTGTAGTTTTCTGACTCGTATTTAAAACTTTACCTACAACTCCACTGGTTGCACCTTTGTAAAATTTACCTAGTGAGTCTGCACGAAAAGATTCAGTAGCAGACACACCACTTCCATTTGGATTAGTATCTTCAACCTTTACTCCAAAGTATTGATTGTCATAATTAGTTCTTGCACCAAGGATGATTGCACCCTCTTTAAACATGTGTGAACCAAATCTTTCAATCTGATTTTGAAGTATTGATTGTAATTGTGTTAGTTCCCTAGCCTGTATTGCAGCTGATGGTTTAAACAAAATTCGATGAAAATTCTTCGAATCTGCATAATCATCATAATAAGGACTAACATTAAGGTCTGTTTTTTGAGCCACTGTTAGTTATCCTACATTTCAATTATTAGTTTAATATCCTCAATCTGGTCAGCTGCCCTTGCAACTGCACCACGATTTTCTAAATAGACAATATCCCCAGAGTTTCTTGAAACTTCTGGATATGCACCACTTACACCACCACTTGAGATTGTTCCTTTTGATGTCGAACCTACAAATATTGTATTAGCTGCACTAAAACTATTAAAGTTTCCAACTGAATCTGCACTTGGTAAGAAGTATATGTATCTATTTGTTGAGTCAATTGATACAACTTTTCCTACAGCAGTTCCAGATGTAATGGAAGCTGCATTTGCAATAGTGTCATCAACTACTGGCATTGTTGCACCAGAGTCTAATGTAATTCTATTTAATGCACTTAATGTAGTTGCACTTGATAAAGTATTACCACCAGCATCTGTTGGATTTACTATCAATCCTATTTGTCTGAAATCGTTATCTGTTGGGAAGTCACCAGAACCTTCTGCATACTCTAATCTTGAGTTTGCAATAACATAGTTTCCACCTAGTTCTTCCACTGGGTCTGCACCATGTCCATTCTTAGGACTAATGATTATATCAAATGATGCACCTGTTCCTGTAGAACTTGTTGCAGTTTGAAGTAAACTGTTGTCTATACTTGCAACTGAGTAACCAGAACCTACTGCATTTATTGCTACTGCTGTAATTGCACCAGAAGATACTGTTACTGTTAATTGTCCACTTGCACCATCTCCACTGATTGCAACATTATATGTTCCATCTGAACCATAAGAAGAACCACCTGCTGTGACTCTTGCATGTTCTATAGTTCCATCTGTTGCACCATTCTCTACATCCCATTGTGCAGAGTTATCATCTGAAGCTGCAGTTCCTAGTCCACCCACATCACCTTCAACAGCTGCTTTTGCACCAATAGTTTTTACTGGTATAAAATCAGATGTTACAAATTTAATAACATCGGATGCAGATATTGAATACATAAATTTCCATTTGTATCCATCTGCTGTTGTTAAGATTGATGTTGAAGTACCTGTAGGCATTACTGTTGAGTTTGCACCACCATTGTTTGAGATTACTTTATATACATTGTAATCACTGGTAACAACATAGAATGTTGATGCCCATAAAGTTGATGCACCACTAGTTGCAGTGTTGCTTGAAGTATAATTATGACGATACTCGTCATATGCTGTGCCTGATGTCCAGTCTCTTCGGATAATGGCATGACTTACATCTGTAGATGAAACTTTCTTCAAAGCAACCATATTTGCATATGCATCATACTCATCATTTAGAGAGTCTACTGGAGTAGGCGGGTTGTTATCATCTGTCCAAGACAATGGTCTTCCAATAAACATATACATTGCATTACCAGATTCGGTTGCACTTTGTTTGAATTCCTTTGCATTGTGGAGACGAAATTTTTCGGTAATTATCGCTGCCATTTTATCCTTTCCTCTAAGTTAAAAAATTAATACTAGTAAGTATTTATATGTATTTATACACCAGATTGTATAGAAGCTGGGTAATTTAATATCATTGTCCTACCTACATGTTCCTGTAAATCAGAAACACTTTCTTTTGGATATAAAGTACTTATATCACTAATTTTAACACCTTCGTAAGGTGATTCTACAAGCATTCTACCTGCTTCATTCTCCATAAGAATATTATCACCATCTTCCTGTGTTATTCTTTCTTCAAACTTAAGTGTTTGAGAGAAACTTATTTTTGCAAGGTCACCTAGTGTTGGGCCAAGTCTTTCAACTGGTTCACCAAATGATACTGCGTTTTCTTGGATTAGTCTACTATCATCTTCGAAGACAAGTGTGTCTTGTTCTTCGGTTTTCATAAAGTATGAACCCAAGTTAAATGACCTTTCAGTCACAAATCTTTCATGTTTTTCTAAATCTGTTGCATCTTCTAATGCAAGTCTATTACCATCTTCCAGAGTTAATTCTTCGGTTGGGTCTACTGACCATAAATCTCCAATATAATATTTACCATCTGTAGTAGTGTATGAATTATATCTTTCTGGTTCTGGTTCTGCCATTAAGAATCCATGGTCTATCTCTTCTATTAGATAGTAACCATCTTCTGTTACAATAAATTCTTCATCTACATTTGCAACTGAGTTAATTCTTTTTGCATCGGATGGAACTAAATGATTACTATTTCCTGTTGCAAGGTTATTGATTATAGAATCTCTAGTTGCACTCTTAATTGTTTCACCCCAATCTAATCCACCTGTTTGTAATATAGTAGTTGTTGCACCACTTCCTCTTAATCCTTGTTGATTTAAATCTTCTTTAGATATTGGAACTACTGTTAATGTTCTACCAGATTTAGTATTTGCACTTGCAAATGTTTTTAAAATTGTAATGTTCTTTCTTTGTTGTCTGTTTGCACCTTCATAGAATTCAGATGTTAAATGTGAAGCTGCATTTGGGTCAACACTTGTTGCTGGTCTACTTGGAACTGATACTGGAGAGTTATGTCCTATGTCAACTTTTACTATTCCTTCATTGACATGATGTTCTTCTACTGTCGTTGCAGTAAAGTGTGTTGTTCCACCAGACTCATTTGTAATTGCTTCAGTTGTAAAACTTCCTAAATTTGCACCAAGTGAATCTGCAGCTTCCCAAACAATAATAAACTTATTGACTGTATCGTGTTCCATAACACGACCTAACTTACCAGATGATGAACCTTTAACTGTTTGACCTATTGTAATTGCATTGTTTAATGTGGTATAATAAATTCTAGTATGTGCATAGTGTGGTAGTATTTCTAATTCTTTTATAACTTGATGACCATGTGCAGTTACATTTGCACGAATAATCCTATCGTATAATCCTACATCGGATTCTGTAATATCTTCTCCAACAATAAATGCTTGTCCAGAACCTTGGTCAGTTTTAACACTTGCATCTGCAACTACATTAACAATTGCTTTTGAACCAGACGATGCACCAACAATACCATGTACAAACTCTATGTCTGTATCTGACTGGTCTGTTTTCCAATCACCATGAGTTTCCATAAACAAACCAACGACACCTGCTCTTCCATCTTCGGAAGTTAATTGTTTCATTGCAGTATGGTCTGGTCTAATTTGGTCGATAACTAATGTTGTAGAATTACTTGAAACAACTCTACCTGTAATTGTCCCTATATCTCCACTTGCAGTTTTAAATAAATTCTGTGATACTGTTTCACCAACTGTAAATGAGGTTGAACCTGCTGGTGACATATCTGTTGTGCTAACTGTCAATGATAATCTATCGTCTGCAATAAATCTTTCTGTTACTGCAACACCTTCTCCAGATTCTAATATTATATTTTGTTCTTCTGCATAGAATACATCTTCTTCTCCAGATGCAACTGTTCCTTCTTCTAGAATAATTTTTGCTGGGTCAATTTTAGAACCAATATAAAGTGTTGGAATAAATGACCTTGTAACTCTATCACCATCAAATCCTTCGGTATTAGAACCAGCACGATATGTTTCTGCACTACCATCTATCTTATTAGTGATTGCAACTTCACCAAAGAATATTGTTCCAGCTGGATTTAGTAATTGTTGAACTACTGAACGATAGTTATTAATACTTTGACCAACTTTAATTACATATGAGAAGTCTTGATAGAACTTAGAGTCTTGAATTCTTTGTGCAGTTACAGATGGAAAACCTACATCACTTGTATAGTTTCCATCTACTTTAGATGTTGAACTGTTTATTGCACTTACTGTTGCTGGATTTCCTTCTAATATGCTAAAAGTTTTTCCATCGGATACTGTAACATGTTCTCCTATTTTAAAGAATCCTGTAATGTCTTCTAATGAAATAACTCCAGTATCACCATTAAATGATTTTATTGTTGCAGTTGCATTACTAATACTACCAGTAACAGTTGCACCAGCAACTGGGTTTGCACTTATTCTACCTATTAAAAAATGATGACTAAAGTCTGGAATACCTTGTGATTTATCAAAATGATTTCCAGATTCTATAACTCTTAATTTTCCTATTGAACCAATTGAATCACCATATGGTAAAAGTCTTGCACCAACTCCTGTAGTGAAACTATTCTGTTTAACTGTTGCAGTTGCACCAGATGATGAACCTGTAACTGTATCACCTACATCAAATGTTGTAGTATCTGTTGTAGTTTGTAGTTTTGCAATGACAAGTTTGTTTGCACCTTTATCATGGTCAACTAATCTTCCTGTTGTAGTTCCAGATGTGACTGTTTCTCCAATTGTAAAATTAGGTGTAGTTGTTTCTGAATAGAATACTTCACCACCCACAAATGCTTGTGGAAGTGAGGTATACCCAATACCACTTGTTGTTACTCTAACTCTTGAAATTGCACCAGTTGGGTTTGCACCAGATTGGTCATAAAGTAATTTGTTTTCTCCTGTTGACTGTAATCCATCCTCTAAAATTAAAGTTGTTTCTTCTGGTTCTGCAAATACTTCTATTATTGTTCCAGCTTGACCAACATAATTTGCATGGGAACTGTTTGCATAAGTTCCTGTAAAGACAATAGAGTTTCCATTAAGTCCTACATTTGCACTTCCTCTTACTTCTTCAAATACTGAGAATGAAACACTACCACCTTGAGCTGCAATATTTTGAGTTGCATCAGCTCTTTTAACTCTGACTATAACTTTATCTGGGTCATAAACTAATAAACTATTATGGTTGTCTCGTCCAGAAAATGTAGTTTGGTTTGCAGCTGCAGTAAATTCAAATGAACCAAATGTTGTTCCAGACTCTAAAAGTATGTCTCCAGAAATAGATGTAACTACACCCTGTGCAAGTGTTCCACCACTTCCTGTGTTATCAAAGACTACTATGTCTCCATCATTATATCCTGTTCCTCTTACATCTGGGTCTACTATAATCTTTTCTATTTTTCCATCTTCAACATTACCTATTAATGTTTTTGCAAATTGTCCTACACCAAGTTCTGATTGTGGTAAATTAACTACAACATTTTCTGATTGTGAATACAATGCACCAGTGGATATTTCTTCTGATTTCATTGCACCACCAATTGCAGCTTCTGAATTTACAGTGTTTACTGTTTCTCTAACCATGATAGGTGTTTTACCATGAACTTCGTTTATACTATTATCTGATTGTGTTCCTTCCTCTAGAAGAATAAGATTGTTTGTTCCAGTAACTAAGTTTGCTGTTGCAGTTTCTAATTGAAATCCTTCTGAGTCATCTGATTCTGCTGAAACAAATCCTGTTCCAGATTCTTGTTTAATAAGAACTCCACCACTTGTTTCATCCATATCGGAAACAATACCTCTAACTGTTGCAAGATGGAATTTAAGTGGATTTTCTCTTGATTGTAATTCTACTGTGTCACCTATTGATAAACTTCCAATGTAGGGCTCCATGATTACCACTTGGTAAACATTGTCTCCTTCCCCACTTGTTATTCTTGTAATTGTATCTGCTTGAATATCGGTGACTACTTTTTGTTCGATATTTCTTTTTATTATTTTACCCTGTGAGTATTCAAGTAGATTTTTTTCTGAATGTAAATTTAATACTGTTGATTCTGTCCATTTAGAATCAGATGGTTTTATCATGTTATCTCTAGGATAACTAACTTCTATATCTTCGTTATATAATACTCTGAATAAGAAATCATATGATGCCATACTACCTTTTGAAAGATAGATGTTATTAATGTGTTTTGCAAGTAATCTCTTATCTGCAATTATTTTTGAATCAATTGTAGGCATGAAGTCTCTTCGGAAATATTCCAAAAAGTCTCCTGTAGTTTTATCTACATCTGCATAATCTAATAAATTATTTGCAGCGAATAATGCACCACCTTCAAATGAATTAACTTTTGCAGTGTATCCACTATTCTGACCAATAATCGTTTCTTCTGGTAAAAATTGTGCTTCGGTAAATGTCTCTACATAAAGTTTGTTATCTACAGTTGCAAGAACATCAATTCTTGCAGTTGCACCAGATGTAGAACCAACGACATATTCACCTATCTCCCAAGACCCTGTTTGTGTTTGACCTACAGTGTTTTGTTCGAATAATAATTTTGCTTTGTCTAAAGGTGATGGAGAGAAGGTTTTAGTCTCTTGCAAGACTGCCCCTTCTCCATCTTCTAATCCTATTGTCTCAAGGTCTGTGCCTTGTTCAAAGATAAGAATACCTTTCTCTAAGAAATCAAAGTATGCAGTTATAAACTGTTTAAACCCTTGTCCTTCCTCATTCATGTACTCTGGTAAGAGTTCATGTAATTGGTCGGTTATTCTATCATTGAGAATTGGCATTTAATTATCCTTATGCAACAGTGTATGAATTACCACCTAAAACAATCCAACCATATGTTGAACCAGTATACAACATTTGTACACTGTCACCAGCACTATCAAGTGCTACATATGACCCACCAGTAAATGTGCCTGATGGAGTGATTCGTGGAGAACTTCCACCATCACTTACTAACACAAAATACTTGACTTGTCCTGTAGAACCATTTCCTAAAGTTAGGATATCAGTTCCACTTGAACTTGATGTTAAGTAGTGTGCAAACTTACCTACTGTTGCAGTTGCAGCGTTACCACTGAAAGATACAGCTTCTGCTGATTGTGCAAATCCAAGATAGTCTGGAAGGTTGTTTAAAACATTACTGACTGAAACCTTTTTGTTTACTGGAGTTCCAGATGGGTCGTCAATAACATGAAGCAAGTCTTCACCTGCTATACCAGTCCCTAAATCTGATAGGGCCGTTACTTTTTTATCTGCCATTTTAGTTTCCTCTCTAATTAAGCATTGTTAAAACCCACACCATGTGGGAATTCTACTTCATGCATACACATGAATCATAGTTTAGGAGTAACTAGACGAGGATGTATATCCCACCCCAGCACTCGTATCACCAGATGCAATGGTGTCTGTTGCACCAGTCACATCAATCAATGACGAGTTTATATCTAGAAGATTACTTCTAAATGCAACACTGTCATATGAATTCGGTTTCACTGTAAAGTGAATTGTATCATCGGTATTAATTGTTGAAAGTATATTAATACCTGTTGTTGTAATTTTTCCATTTGAATAGTCTACTGTTCCTGCTTGACTATCTGCATAAATTCTTTCTGCACCACTAAATGAATATCGTCTTAGATTTCCATTTCCATCGTCATCATAGTAGAAGGTATCGGTAAATCCAGATACTAAGAAGCCACTGGTTTCTATTATACCACCACCAGCTTTGTTGTGACCACTATGAGGATTGTAAAGGGCATTACCACCACCAAAGTCGATAGTGTATCCTTTACTTTGATTGAAAGTAGGACTAATTGTTTTTCTAAGTTTGACAGTTGTGATATTCGAAAGAATCGAGGATTCTGCACTGTCTATGTCTTTCGCTAGAACTGAGTGCCTAAAGATACCATCAAACCCACTTAAATAAGTGCTGTCGTGTGTAATGATTGCAGCTCTTACAAGTGTTTCTAGTTCAGATACAGTCTTTGTTGTTGCTTTAGGATTGTACTTAAAGTTAGTAGTCACTAAAATGTCTATGACATCTGCATCAATCAATTCTGGTCTGACTGTTAACATATTTAGTGTTTTTAGTTTTTGTTTTAATAAAGTTTTCTCAGAACTAGTTAATTTATTAACTGTCTGTGAAGGTTTAATTGCAATGAATATCTTTCCATACTGTGGTGGGTCATTATCTTCTCCACCCCAGACTGAGATAGAATCTGCGCCTGGATATAAAGTTTGTAGTTTAGATTTGTAATCGTCTACTGTGACTAATCTATTTTGTGAAGTGTAAAACTTAGAAGCTGCAAACTTAATTGAATCAATAGATTCTTTATCTTTACCACCACTTGAATTTGTTTTAGTTATTAAAGTTACATCTGTGTTACCACCAACTGAATCTGTCATGGTAAATGAAGATGAACCATCGGTATGATTTTCATTTGTTACTAGATATGAGATTGTAATTGTATCTCCATCTAAAGGTTCTGCACTGACAACACCATCACCAAAGTAAACTTCAAATAATCCTTGGTCATTTTCTTGCACATACCACACTTTGCTATTTGAATTTACTGCACTAATATCAGTTGATTGTGACCATGCAGAAGATGAACCACCTGTTGATTGCACTGTAACTGTAATACTAGATGTATCTACGAGTTCTTCTGTAAGTGGGAATCTTTGATTTTGTATTTGACCATTGTATGCAAAGATATCAGAGTTCATAGTTCCTTGATATATTTCAAGATTCTCAAATTTAAAAACATTATTTAAAGGTGTAATGGTTTGTGATTCTAATAATACATATGGATAATTAAATCCATCGTAAACTGTTTTAAATTTATGTCCTCTATTAAGAGTTAATGATGTAGGAGTCTCACCACCAATCAAAGGATTATTAATTTGTAAATCTATGGTTGCCATTGAGGCAGTTGCACTTGTTGGTGTGTATCCTATTTCTTTTGCACGAGATACTACATTCTTTCTTATTTGTGCAGTATCTAAAAACAATTCAGATGCAACCATGTTTGCATTGAACGCTGAGACATGAGAACTATATGCAAGAAGGTCAATTAATATACTAATATTACTTCCTTCAAAGTCATAGTCTTTAAGAGTCGATTGACCCTTTAAATAGTTTTTTAAATTTTTTGCAATATCATCGAAATCTAAATCGGTGATATTGACTTGGGAGCTTTTTACTGTTGCCATTATCGTACTCTCTGTAATATTACTTCTACTTCTTGGGGTTCTACTACACCTCTAATTCCATAATGTAAATTTATAAACATATTATTAGACCTGTCTTCGTTTAAATATATTGTGTCTATTTTAACCCTAGGTTCATAAGCTTCTATTGCTTCTGTTATTTGTTTTCTTATTTCAAATTTAGTGACATCATCTGCAAGTTCAAACAAAAGACCTCTTAAGTTTGCACCAAAGTTTGGTCTGAAAGGTCTTTCATAATTATTAGTTAACATGATATTTCTTAGTGACCTTTTAATTGCATCCTTATCATACTTAAGAGTCAAGTCTTTAGAAGAAGGATGTGGAGTCAGATTTAAATCAATATCTGTATACCACTTTCTTGCAGTTATCTTGTTTTGATTCTTGTAATAATTATCACTCATACTATTATTTATGCACCATTACTCAAGAGGTTGCAGAAGTAACTGAAATTTCTTTTGGAAAACCAATTACTGATAAGAAAGTACAGAATGTAAATGGTAATGGAATTTCTGGTGGTATTAAATATTTAATTAATTTACTAAGTATTGATAAGACTGATTCTAATAGTATTTGTGGTAAATCTTTTATAAAGGTTCTAAATTTTTCATATAACTTTTGTATTTCCCAATTAGGCATATCTATATTTTTTACTTCTCTAGTTTTATCTAAGTCAATTAAATCACCTAGAGTCTTTGGCAACACCTCACTCAATCCTAAAAAATCTGGAACATTAGATACAAAAGGTATTTCAAAATTTAATATTAATTCTTGAAATGCAACACCTTCTTCTTCTGCTTGTTTTTTTAAACTTTGAAATAATCCATCGACATCAAATTCATAACCACCTGCTGGAATAGACTTTAGGAGTCCCAGAAAAAAACTAACTTGGTCTGGCAAAGTTTCTTTTAATAAGTCTATTATTTCATCGACTGGACTCGTACTTATTATATCTGACATTGCAGCTACTCCACCAGATTGTAAATATTTTTGAATCTTTTCACATATCTCTTTCCATGCTTTACTTAATTTAATATCTGGTGAATCAACACCATCTGTGCCATCCCAATTTTCTTTAGTGGTTTTACTAAGAAATAAATCTAATACTGGAGCTCCCTTTGCTTCAATCTGTTTTAATAGTTCAGTTTTATAACTAGGGTCGGACATTAATTTTTCACAATCAACATTAATATCAAGGATTGGAATCGGAACTACTAAAGGAACTTGAAGAAACTCTGCAATTTTAATGACTGGAAATAATTTAAATTCTTCTATACAACATTGTATCTTACCTTCCCACTCTAACTCTGGAATATCTAATTCTTTATTCCAAGAATGAGACAAAGGAAATGCACCTAAGATATCTTCAATTGGTTTAATATATTCCCAACCAAAAGTATTACCAATAGAGATTATTATTTGTTCTAAATCGTCAGCAGTCGGAACAATTACCTGTGGACATGGAATTGGTTGTGATGTAGTAGTAGACATTAATCGTACTTAGTACCATTAATTGATACTTTTCCTTTTAATTTAATTGCACCACCTTTAGAAGTAATTGTGCAGTCTTTATCTACAGTAATAAACACATTACCACCATTTTTAGTAGTACCTTTTTGAGTAATTAAATTATAATCACCATTTGCAAGTTCTATATCTGCACTCCCACCAATTAATATTTTCTTATCTTTTAAAGTAATCTCATAAGAGTCATTGACTACCTTCATAGTTTGTGACCCATCTGGTAATATCTCTAAACGAGTCCCAGACCTATGATACATGTGAATTCTTTCGGATG